AACTACACCAAGTACCACACCAGGTAAACCAAGATGGAAAAAAATTAGGAAACCTGAACCAGGTACACAGGGAAAACCTAAAGCAGAAGTAGCAAGAAGAAAAGCTACTATACGAAAAGGAAGAATGTATTAAAAATGAAATTAGTATATATAAATAAAATAGGTCAAAACTGGAAAGGAAACTACATTTATGAGTTTCTTTTTTCAGATATAATAAAAGATATTGACGGAGAGGGATGGGATTCGTACCCATCTTCAGGTAACCCTGAACCACCAGAAGTAAAATTTATTAAAGAGACTGGGGTGTTAAATACTACATTAAAACTGGATTTGGTTCAAGAATCCGATTCATTTGCAATGTGGGACGCAGTTGATGGTGTTGTTTCTATGGCTTGGGAAAATATGGAAGGATATGATGAATATCCAGAAAAAAGATTATTCTTTTCTTTCGGGGAGGATATTAAATCAGTAAACGATAAACTATATGAAAAAGATATAGTATTAAACTATAATAAAGAATTAATAAACACATAAAATGAAAAAGAAAGTTAAGATATTTGGTAAGGAAATTAAGCGGGCAACCAGACGTAAATTAATGGAGAATGTTATGGAAAACTGGGAAATGAAGGACACTTACAGTAAAAAGAAATATAAACAAACCCCTAGAGAAGGTGGTATTGAGAATGTATTTGGTCAATATGCTGAAGATATGGATCCTGCGGTAATTAGATACATGAGAAAAAATCCCGATGCGATTCTAAGAAGAATGGCTAAGTTGTATCCAGAAATTTATATGAGACACCTACCAGAACAATCACCAGTTATGGATGATTGGGAATTTGAAGAAGAAGGGGTAGACATAGTAGATGAAACATACTATGGTTTTGAAAACTCTGGAGATATACCTAGTAATTTCAAACCAGAACAAGATGACACAGTAAAAGTGGGTCCAAATGCAGTTAAAACAGAAAGTAAGATTAAAACTGTAACAGTTAATGAAATTAAAAAAATGTTAGGTAGAAAATCAAAAAAGAAGAATAAATTTAGAAGATAAAATGAAAAAAAAGGATATTATAAAAAGTTTAATATCTGAAAAGTTTGCATCCAAAGCACAACAAGCTTATCTTTATGCAAATGAGCCCGATATTGCAGATGAATTTGCTTCTACAATGACCGATGAAGATTACGATGAATTACCCCAAAAAGTTAAGAAAAAAAAGAAAGGGAGTAAAAAATCTAAAAAAGAATCCATCAATCCCAGAATGAAAAAAAATGATTTACTGGAATATATAAAAAATTCATCAGTTAAAAAAAAAAGTAAGATAGTTGAGTCTCAGTATGATTTTCCTTACCTAAGAGAGGTAGACCCACAAGAACGAAGGGATATAATGAAATACTTTGAGATGATCCGACAAAGTGGGATTGTTAATATGTTTCAATCACACTCAATACTTAATTGGGCAAAAGACGATCTACATAGATTTTTATATGGAGAAAGAAATGATCCAGAATCTATTGAGAGGAGTATTGAGGAAGAAGAATATGATAATGAAGATGGGGAAAATGATACTACTATCTCCATATTAAAGGAAAGGTTAGTAACTATAAACTATTTATTAGATAATAAACAAAAGATTAGAGATATATTAATCCGAGCTGCATTAAACAGAATAGATAATACCAATGGTAACCATGAAATGAGAAATGTACAACATATATTCGAAAAGATGGCTAAAGAATCTTGGCAGTTTTGGGTTGGTATACAAAGTATAAAATAAAACAATAACTATGAGAAAGAAAATAAATAGAATAAACGAAATTACTAAACTAATAGTAAAGAAACATTTAAGAGAAGCAATAGAATACGACCCATCTCATAGAGAAAGAATGGATCAAAGTATTGAACAAAGTTTAGGTCAAGACACTCACCCATTTGGTGGTAGTCCTTCATTACCAGGTACTGGAACATCTCAAAAATATTCAGAAAAACTTGCTAGTAAAAGATTTAAAGATATTGTTAATATGGTTAAAAGATATCATGGGGTAGAAAATATTGATATGGGGATGATGAGACAAATGATGCAAATTATGCAACAAGTTGGGGAAATTGAACAATCAAAAAAAGCACAATTAGAGCAGTTGGCAATTGATATAGTAAGTGAGGAGTTTGATATACCGGAAGATATGTTAAGACCAAATCTAGTTCCACCCGGATCAGAATTAAATTTAGATGATGATAATGAGGAAGAAGGAGAAGAGGGTGAAGAAGAAGAATTCAAACCTAAAAGTGCTGAAAGAATGAAAGAATTAGATTCTGAAGTTGCTAAAAGAAATTCACTTAATGCTATGATGCAAGGGGCAGCAAAGAAAGGTCACTATATATTCCATCAAGTTGCTGATGAATTAGATAAGATAGACCCTCGTTTAATGGGTCTTTATGGTAAATTAATGTCATTGGCAGATTACCAATATTGGTTAGTTCCAGAAAGTGCTATGGGTAGTGCTATTGGTGGAACAGAAAAAATTAAATGGGAAAAACCAAAAAAACCTGAAGATGAAGAAGAAGAAGAAACAGGTATAAAGGAAGAGGAAGAACCTATAATAGAAGCTAAAGCGTGGATATTCCCTCTTTTAGTGCATGAATTAATCAAAGGGGTTATGGAGTTAGCTGCAATGGATTGGGGGAAAAAACATATGGCTCCCGATGAACAGAAACATGTTATTAGTAGAGCTGATACTATTAGTGGTGAAATATGGGGAATGAGATTGGGTCCAGGAATGTGGGAAAAATTTCTTGAATGTATTAATGATGAGGATTATAAGATAAAACATTGGTTATTCCAACAACTATCTCAGTTACCTGCAGATAAATTTCATAGTTTTATGAAAGAAATACTATCCTCTACTCATGAATGTGAAAAAGTAATTGACCACCTAAGAGAACTACATCAAGAAGATGAAAGTGATAGCTTAGAAGATATTGTAACAGGCGATGAAAATACTTTCGATGCGGGATTAGATGATTTATTAGATGATGTGGGTATTGCACCTTCACCACAAGAAGATACTCCCGAAGATACGGCAACACCAGAAGATGTCGATTATTCTGAAATGTCAAAATCTGAAATCCAGAAGTTAATAGATGATGCTTTAGATGCGGGTGATATTGATATGATGGATAAGTTATACAAGTATTTGTAAATTTTTAATATTAAAACAAAAAAACTGTAAAGATAATATTAGAATCCCATCAAGGTGGGATTTTTTTATATACATAAGATATTTATATAAAAAATAGATAGGATACCCCAAAGGTGTGAAATTAACATTTAAAAATATAATTACAGAAGATATTAGGAAATCCCCTAAACTAGAGAATGCCATTTTTAAATTTCTTAAAAGGAAGGACGTTTGGCGAGGGAGAACAGAAGACGAAGATAAAAGTAGTTTGCAAGCTTCTGATGATGTAGAAAAAACATTTGGTTTGGATGAATGGGATGCTAAGTTTTTTACATTTAAATGGTTAGTTAATAATGGTTACGACACTCTAGATAGTGATGGTGAGATTGATTATTGGGTTAAAAGTACTGATGACAAATATCAATTTTTAAAAGATACTGGATGGTGGGGTAAATTTTATAAACCATATAAATTTATAGATGTAGTAGAGAAGGGTGAAGGTAATCAAAAATTTATCCTTGTAGATTCTTATTATGAATTTAAACCATTATTTGATAATGAATGGATAAGTGATGCAATTTTTGGTGACGATTATGTTGAGATATTTGGGTGGTATAACTACCCGCTAGAAGAAATGTGGGATAGCCTTGATGATAAAGGGTTACAATCTATAATAGAAGTTCTCCCTTCATATACATCCGAAGATGATTTATTTCATAACGCCCCTGAATCGTTTTTAGATGTAGTTGACCCAGATACCGGTAGTATCCCAATGGATAGAAGAACAATAAATTTTATTAAAGATGGGGATACCTCTTCATTACTTTATGATTTGATTAATGAGTTAGATGAATTTGATGAATTAAAAAGTGATATGGTAAATCTTTATAATGGAGCATATAATGATGCTGCACATTCAGAATTATTCAAGGGTGCAATGTCAGAGTTGGAAAGTTTTTTCGGGGGCAACCCAAAATGGGTGCAGGTTCCGGGTCCAGATAAAAATAATGAGTTAAATATGTTAGAAATCCCCATCAAACAAGAAGATTATGACAATTTATATAAAGAATGGTTGGACACCTTTTCAGATTTCCCAGAACATTCTTATTCAGAGTATATAGAATCGTGGGGAGAGGTATTAAGAGAAAGTGGGGATGAGCTGAGATTTCCTGACTTACAATATTTTTATCCAGACCATAATATAGTGAATGATTATTTTAATGATTCATTACGAGATAATTTATATGGTGGTAACTAATATTTATTAATATGAAGATTATAATAACAGAGTCACAACATAGGAGAATAGTAAAGGAAGAAACCAAACAGATGGAATTGGCCAATAAAGTAAAACAAGGGTTGTCAAGTGCAGACCTAAAAACAACTATGTATGAAATCACTACCTTATATTCATATAGTGAAGAAGAAATTATTAATAATTCAGTGTTAATGGAGTTAGTTAAAGAGAAAATGTTAAAAGAAATAAAGGATAATTACTATATATCTAAAGATTTAAGAGATAAGTATGGAAACTATTTTGGTTTGGTTGGGCAAAGCGCAGCTAAAGAAATCGTTCAAGGTGGGTCAAACCCTTATTCTAAGTTTTTGCAATTAGATGCGGTTTTAAAAACTATACCCCGTGGTTATTCTATAACAGAATCAAGTGTAGAGATAGTAAAAGAAATGAGAGATGGGTTAACTTATGATGCGATACAATATCTTTTTGATAACTTTGAAGTCGCTGGTGCAATTAAAAGGGCATCAATTATGAAAGATAGGTCGGGTAATTATGATGAAATATACCCCTACGTTAAAGAATGGGCGATTAAACATGGTATAACCTTATTTGAGAAACATAGGGGATTAACATTTATAAAGAAAGATGGTATGATGCAGTCTTTGGTTAACTACCTAAAGGATGTTAACCCCAAAACGAAGTCGGGATTTTTGGATTATATTAACTCCAGGGGGAGATCAACAGGTCAACATGCGTATTTTTGGAAAGCAGCCCAAGAATCTGGAATTATTACCCCTGTTAGAAATGGTAGACAGATTACCTATCAGTTAGGTCCCAATTATGAAGCTTGGAAAAACGATAATTTAGTTGCATTTTAATAGTTTTATTCACATTTTTATATTTATTAGTAAACTAACCTTATGGATAGAGCAGAAAAATTAAAAATATACGCACGTTGTTTAGGTGACCCTACATATGCAATTGAAACGTTTTTGAAAACATATGATTTAACACAAAAAGGATTTGTTCCCTTTAAGTTATATATTAAACAAAAAAAATAATAGAATCATATGAAAACCACAATAGAAATATTGTTACTAAACCTCGTCAGGCAGGTGTATCTACTACTACTGCTGCATATATCGCAGTAAAAATTGCTTTCGGTGACCCTAATAACCCTTGGAAAGTATTGGTATTAGCAAATAAACAAACTTTAGCCCAAGAATTTCTTAAAAAAATAAAAGATTTTTTAGATCAAATGCCTGCATGGGTATGGGGAGTAAAAGAAGGTGACTCATATTTAGATATTGAAGCTAAGGGACATATAAAAACAAAGGGCACAAAATGTGAGGTTAAAGCTTTGGCAACATCTAAAGATGCTCTTAGGGGGTATACCCCTACATTCTTAATAATGGATGAAGCTGCGTTTATCGATAATGGTGCTGAGGTATTTGGTGCTGCATTAACCTCTTTGGGTACTGGTGGTAAGGTAACGTTAATATCAACACCTAATGGGCAAGATGCGTTATATTATAGAACGTATGACGGTGCAAAGAAAGGGGACAATAATTTTAAAATTATTGAAATGAGGTGGCATGAAGATATAAGATATAATAGAAATTTAAGGTGGATAAGGGGTGAGGAAGAAATAATTGTTTGTGAAAGTATCGGTAGAGAAAAATTAAGATGGGAATATAGTGGTAACACATATGAAACTGATAGTATCCACATAGATGATTACACTATAATGGTTAAAGATGGATGGAAAGCATCCTCCCCATGGTATGAAGAAATGTGTAGGGATATGAATGGGGATAAAAAACAAATAGCCCAAGAATTAGATGTGTCATTTGTTAGTTCTGGTGGTAACGTTATAGATGATGAATATATCGAATACCAAAACGATAATTATGTTAAAGAACCAAAATATATGGCAGAAATGGAAAAATCTATGTGGATATGGAAAGAACCAGAAGAGGGTCATAAATATATTATGGGTGTGGATGTATCTAGAGGAGATGGAAAAGATAGTTCCACTATAGTAATATTAGATTTTGATGGTTTAGAACAGGTTGCAGAATTTCAATATAAACTACCACCTGATTTATTAGCGGAAATAGTTTATAAGTATGGTAATCTTTATCAAGCATATACTGTTGTAGATATAACTGGTGGTATGGGGGTTTCTACAGTAATGAAACTTCTAGAAATGGGTTATAAATATCTTCATTATGATGACCCTAAAAGTAGAAGCTTAAGTGAAAAATACGCAAAAAGTGTATATAAACAAGGTGATAAGGTTCCAGGTTATAATGTAGGGAACACAAGGTTACAAATGGTTAGTGATTTAGAAGAGCATGTAAGAGAAAGTAAAACAATTATTAGATCAGTTAGATTGATTTCTGAATTAAAGACTTTTGTGTATAGAAATGGTAGGCCAGATCATATGGATGGGTATCATGATGATATAATTATGGCATTGGCAATGCCAATATTTATTGTACAAACAACATTTAAAAAATTAAAAGCCATAGAAAAACAAACAAAAGCAATGTTAGATAGTTGGGTTACTGTGTCTAGTGGTAATGAAACAGATAAAATAGATAAACCCCACGTTAACCCTTTTTATACTAACACCCCAACGTATCACCCAAAAGAGGCATCTAACGGAAATAATGATAAAGGTGAATTTAATTGGTTATTTGGGATTAGATAATATTTATTTTTAATAGATATTTATTATAATGGTAAAACAATATATAAGATAAGATGGCAAAAAAAACAATATTTCAACAGTTAGGAGACTTATTTGGTCCTGAGATAAGTCAGAAACAAAGTAAATCCAGATATTCATTAGGTAATGAAGAATTACTTAAAACACAATCTAAAGAAGAATACGATCATAAAAAGTTGCAAATGCAACAAAATAAATATCTTTCTGATATGTGGTCTAAGGTTGATAATGAGATATATCAGCACTCGATATATTATGAAACTACACGATTAGCTTCATATGCAGATTTTGAAGGGATGGAATTTTTCCCAGAGATAGCAGCGGCATTAGACATTTTTATGGAAGAATCTACAACTCAAAACGGGGAAGGTAGAATTTTAAACATATTTTCAGAAAGTAAAAGAGTTAAAAGAATATTACAAGACCTATTTTTTAATAGGTTAGATATACACACAAATTTACCTATGTGGGTAAGAAACACATGTAAATACGGTGACAATTTTTTATTTTTAAATATAGATGGTGAAGAAGGTATAACCAACGTAAAACAATTACCCAATATAGAAGTAAGTAGAAAAGAGAATGATGGGTTCGGTGAAAATTCTAGTCTTGAAACTGAGGATAAATTTAACCCAGTTAAATTTGTATGGAGTAATAAGGATATAGAATTTAATGCTTGGCAAATAGCACATTTTAGATTATTGGGTGATGATAGGAGATTACCTTATGGTACGTCAGTATTAGAAAAAGCGAGAAGAATTTGGAAACAATTACTTCTATCTGAAGATGCAATGTTAATATATAGAGTAACTAGGGCACCAGAAAGAAGGATATTTAAAATATTTGTTGGTAATATCGATGAGGCAGATGTTCCAGCATATATTAATAAAATTGCAGATAACTTTAAAAGAAGTCCAGTTATAGATCAAAAAACAGGTCAAATAGATACTAGATATAATCAAATGGCTCAAGATCAGGATTATTTTATACCTGTTAGAGACCCTAACGCCCCTAGCCCCATAGATACTCTTCCTGGTGCAACTAACTTATCAGAAATTGCA